ATGTGCTCAGCCATCTGGTCGTACTCTTTAGGAGATACAACACCTTTCAGTACGAGCTGAGTCTTCAACATGTCGGTGAACATGTATGCGAACTTCTTACGCATACGACCAACGAACTTCGAGAACTTAACTTCATCACGAAGAGTATCGTCGGACTTACCAATCTGGAAACCACCATCACCACCGGACATACGACCGAAGGGAACATTCAGTGACTTGTAGAGCTTCTCTTGGAAGTAGTTAAGGTCAGCAAGTTCACCCAGGTTCTGACCACCGGGAAGTGTAGATACCTCAGTACCACGACCACCTTCACGACGGGGCAACCAGTAATCCTCAAGCATAGACATATGCTTCTTCTCGTCACGGATTTCACCAGTGTTCTGGTCGTAAGAAATCTTCGTGCGGTAGCGTGACATAACATCACGCAGATACTGTTCGGCTCTCTGCTTAGGCAGGTTACCAACATCAATATAGAACAAACGACGCTCAGGAGCACGAGCCATACGATAGATGACGATGGCGTCTTCCATCCAGCGGAGCTGGTTCAGTGACTTAATAGCTTTGTTCAGGTATGAGAGAACCTGACCGTTGTTACCATCTACAAGACCGGAGGTAACATAGGTGACGGCGTCCTTAGCAATCTTAACCGTCTGGTTGTTACTCATGTTCTGGTATTGACCAGCATAGCCAGCACCACCGTTAGGTGAACCACCCATGTAGTTCATACCACGCTTGTTGTACAGGAAGTACTCTTCTACCTGTGCAGGAGCACCAACTTGTGCCTGACCGAATACCTTTGCATCCTTCGAAGAGAATGTCTTGTTGGCATTAGAAGTGTGACGGGCGTGCTTGTACTCACGAATAGGCTTAATCTTCAGAGCATCGATATTACGGATGTCGGTGATTCCACGCTCGGGGTTCTTGAGGTCGATTACCTTATGGTAGAAAAGGCGACCGTCAACATACCAACGGCGGAACATTTCATGTGACTTGTTGTTAAAGTCAAGCAGGTGGAGAATATATGAGAACTCTTCACGAATGATTGTTTTAATTCTGTCAGATACATCGAGGTTTGACAGTTCGATGTTTACAGGCGTGTCGTTAGTATCGGAAACGATGGCCTCGTTGACAATATCTTCAATGGCACTATCCACTTCAGGGTGGAGAGCCATAGTACGATAACGACGAATTAGTTCGTAATCTTTGGTAGCACCACTGTCCATGGTAATACCGTAGCCATAGAGACCACCAGCGGCAACCGCCACTCCGTCGTCACTATTCTCGGGTACCGGGGATGCCTTTGCTAGAGCGTCCTCTTTCTCGGTATCCTTATAAGAGAAGCCGAATAGCTTCTGGCTGTTGTTTGAATTTGGGTTCACTTCGACCTTCGATACTCAGTCCTATCATTATTTATATCATAAAAAAAGGGGGTCGTGTAGACCCCCTGAGGAAATTGATTGTATCTGTATCAGCTCATGATGTCGTTGAGCTGACCACTGGTGTCGCGGGGAACAGCCGAGGTGGTGGGGTCACCATCCTTAGCAGCACTCCAGTACTGGACATTGAAGGTTACATCGTAACGCTCAACATCGTCGGTAGCGTTGAAGTCGAGGTCTACGGCACCGATGTTAGCGGGCCAGATTCCCTCAAAGCTGTAAGCACGGAGTTGTGAACCGTCACGGTCGAGTTGACGAACAATCGCGGAAGCGAAGTAGTCAGCCAGTGAGGTCGAACCCAGGGCATAGTTGTGGTTCTGAATTTTCTCAGACCACTTCTCGAAAGCAACACGAAGTCCGAAGGTGGTGTCGTTCAGAACCTGAACGTTCCAGGGCTCGAAAGACCTGTCGCCAGATACTTTGAGCTTACGGCCACGGAAGGGAACTTCGATGGTACCAACAACAGAAGCAGGCATTTGAGCTGCCTGAATCAGGAAGGTAGAAGTACGAGTGATTTCGGTTGAGTCTGCTACTACAGACTCGGGGAAGGTCAGTTCGACTTCAAACATGGTGGGGCGTACCCCACCACCTTGAAGGACCGCCTTAAAGTCTTCGATAGATCGTTGTGACATTGTTATTACCTTAAGGAGATGGGGTTGAATCAGTTACCACGGAAGAGGGCAACCGACTCATCGAACGATACGCCAGTCTTAGTAGCGATGAAGTTCAGTGTGATGAAGTTGATTGACTTCGAAGGCTTGACATAGATGTCAGCAACGAACTCATTACGGTCGATAACTTCGGGAGAGTTGTTGGTGGTGTCACAAACAACCAGGAAGTCGTGCATACCGCGCTTAGCTTGTACATCACGCAGATAAGGGTTGACATTGTTCTTAAACAGTGAACGAGTTACCTCGTCGTTGAATTCGAACAGGGTCGTGCGTGAGATACGAGCGATTTCTTTCTCGATTACGAGGAAGAGCTTACGAACATTGATACGGTCGAAAGCAGAGCTGTAACCCAGGGCCGTCTTGTCACCGAACAGGATGTGACCTTCACCAGGGAAGGAGACAACAGGGTTGACACGGTTGGTGTACAGTTGGTCTCTCTGAGCCTTCGAGGGGTTGTAAGCGAGCTTAACAACATTACGGATTTGTCCACGGGACAGACCAGCAGGTGAGTACCATGCTTCGGCGGTCAGGGAGGCGTTAACCATCAGGCCGGCGATGTCGGCGTTGAGTGGCATGTAACGATACTGGTCGTTGTAACGGTCGTAGCTGTACTTGTAACCAGAATCGAAAACGGCATATGAGGAGGAAGACAGTTCGTCGGCCCACTCGATGATGGCGTTAGTAGTAGACAGACTGTCGAGTTGTCCTACTACAGCGTAGCGAGGAGGTGACAGGAATGTCATACAGTCCTTACGCTCTTCACAGAGACTGATAAGGAAGTTAGCCTTAGCTACGGAGTCATCCAGGTTGCCCATGGCAGGTCCTTGGAGGATGTAGTCAAGGTCGGGTACATTCTCGAGCAGGAACTTGTTGTAACCGTGCTGGAGTTCACCCAGTGAGATGTTGTAGTTGTCGGCACCGTCAGCCAGTTGATAAGACTTGACTTCGATAAACTCGGCACGAACATCAGCACCAATCTGAGTACCTACGGCGTCGAGACCGACATTGATGTCAGCAGAAGCCGAAGCCAGGGTCTGGTTAGCGTAGACGAAGTTGGAGCGAGTGTTGATGGCGTCGATGTAGTAGTTACGGTCGCCTTCCTGAGTAGTAGCACCACGGAGCTTAGAAACACCGAAGTATTGCTCAAGAGTGTTACCCTTAGTTCCGGTGAAGTTACCGGTTGCATCGTAAACGATGATGTTCAGTTCGTCGTTGACGGCATCACGCTGTTGAGCAGCTTGTGAAGTACCAGGACGGGAAGCGAAACGATACCAGGGAAGACCAGCGAAAGCAACCTGTTGGGTGTACCAGTCACCAGCAGCGGCAACCTGATAAACATTGGTTCCATCGGAAACAGTGTTGTCTTCGACAGGCTCGTAGGAGACTACCCACAGTTCCAGGGAAGCACTGTAAACATATACATCACCGAGGTCAGCAGGACCACCGGAGCGTGCCTTCTGGTTGGCGATAGGTGAAGCAGGCCATCCGTAGGCGGCACCCTCTTCACGGGTGTAGGTGTTAGGTACCCAGATTACATTCAGGACATTGGGCTTCGAAGCGTCTGTACTGTAGAGCTTCAGTTGACCCTGAGCATAAGAAGCGGTGATAGCACCGGTCTCAGTTGAACCGTCATCAGCGGTGATTGTCGAACCAACGGCAAAAGTACCAGAGGCAACATTGATTTGGTAGATGTCAGCATCGATACTTACGACATAACCAATACCCTGTGATGAACCATCCCAGGCCTGAACACGAGCACCAACGTCGATGGTGGCCGTACCAGCAGGAGCGGTGACCTTAACATAGTCAGCAACAATGTCACCAACTTGAACACCAGCTTGGTCGAAAGGCGTGTTGTCAGCAACGGCGGCACCGTTAGCTGCAGCAATAATACCTGTAGTCTTCAGTGACAGTTCGTAGTCAGCACCGTGGTCGATTACGGCAACGGCCAGACCGTTTGCCCAGGTA